TGTGCTGTCCTTCCCGCCACTCAGCCAAACTACATGCGTTGTCATGTCATCACCAAGTTGAAAAAACCGCTAACCCGTCATTCCAGCGGACGGGCGAAAAGCCGCCCGCCCCTGAATTCAGGCGTTAGAAACCATGTTGCCACTCTCCGCAATTCGGGCAGTAAAACCCGTCTGGCGTCGCGTAGAACAAATCGTTTCCGCAGTTGCAGTGCCAGTGCACACCGTCGCGTTCTGCTTGCGCCACATATCTTCCGCGCTCCAGCGTGCAAGCCGGGCACTCCATCCAAATCACACCGATAGGCGCTACCGCAACCCATTCGTGCTTGCACGCAAGGCAGCGCGCCTTTCCGCTCAAGTGCGGTTCGCGGTCTGCTTTTGCTCGTGCGAGGTCTATCACTGTCATGGTTCTAACTCTGCGTTAGCAGGCAGCAAGCTGAATGCAGTCGCTCCATGCTCCACGGCATTTTCTGCCAGGTTGCTGAAAACATCGATCGGCGCCTGGTGCAGATCGGTCGGCCAGTCATCGCCGTCGCGGTAGTGGCCGTAATAGACGATGCCATCCTTGCAGGAGTGCACATTCACCTCTTGTTCGCCTTTCCGAAATGTCAGCCCTTTGTAAATATCCATGTCTTCTGCTCCCGTAGTTACCGCCCTGCTAACTATGCCATCGAGCGGCCAGCCGTGTTGGGGCCGACTGCATTCTACACCGCCATAGCAGAAAGCAACACCAGGGACGACAAAATAATCACCAAAACAGCCAATACATGAATCCATCCGTTGCCGCCAAGCGCATCAATGTTACGGCTGTACAGGTAGCCAATAGCAACGTCGCAAGCAAAAACCACGATTACCAAGAAACCAACACCAAAAATAACGTCAAACAGATTCATGTTTCGTCCTATTCGGTTACACCGCCATCCCAGACCCTCGCCGCTTGATCCGTTGCGCGCCGCCCATGCTGCTGGGCAACTGATCCACCACCAACCCCAGGTAGCGCCAGGCATCCGCCCCGTGGCTGAACTCGTCATGCTCCGGCGCCATCGGCTCGGATGTCCGAGCGTGCATGCGGCGGCGATACCGGCCCAGGCATTGCAACAACCTGGTGCAGCGGCCTCGATCCACAAATGCCATCGGGAACATCATGCGCGCGTGGCGGATGCCGTCCTCGATGGAGGTGTCCGGCGTCCGTTCCACGGTGCGCCCCAGGCCCTCAAGGATTTCGGCGCCGCTCTTCCCGGTCTTGTAATCCTTGTGCCAGGCGTCATGGGGAAGGTAATCATTACCCCATGTGTACGGCTTGGCCTTCAACTCCCTGACGTACCAGTCCAGGGTCTGGTGGCTGTCTTCCAGGTAATCCACCACGCGCACCTCTGAGGCTACCCGCTGCACCATGATGATGGCCATGGAATCTGCCCACCCCATGTCCCACACCGCATGCACCGGCAGGGATGGGTCGGCCGGTACATCGCGCACCCGGTTGGCCTGATACATCGCCTCGACCTCACCCGCGTAGATGGCGCCGGTGACCGCGCGCTTGGGCTTACCTTCCCAGATGCACTCGTAATCCTCGTTCGTCAGCCGGCGCTTGTCGGTCAGGCGTTCCAGTTCCAGGGAGGCTGGGAACCACGGGTTGTCCCAGTAGTTGACGTGCCGGACGATGGCGCCCTCGGCCGGGTCATGGACGAAGCGCAGATAGGTAGGATCAGTCGTCATCTCCGGGTTGAACGTCACCCACACCTCGGAGTTGTCCTCGCGGATGGTCGGCAACAACCACTTCCAGGAATCCTCGGACACGGCCTGGGCCTCCTCCACCCAGCAAACCTTGATCGCCTCCATGGATTTGATCTCGCTGGCGTTGTGTCGCAGGCCACGAAACAAAAACTCGCCGCCCGGCGCCTTGGTGCGGATGAAACTGTCGCCCACGTCGAAGTACCAACCAGCGTTCAGCGCCTCGATCTGGCTGGAAAGTAGATGGTGGACGGAATCCTTGATGCTGATCTGCAATTCCCGCGCGCACAGGAAGCGCATGGGTTTGTGCGCCATCCTGGAAACCGCGATGCGAGCGAAGGTCCAGGACTTAGACGAGCCGCGCCCACCCCAGGCTACCTTGTAGCGGTTGCCACCTGGAGCGCCGGCTGCCGGGAGGTAGTCGATACCCCAAGGGGGGACAAACTCGGAGGGCATGGAGAAGTCGGTCATGTCGCGTTCGGTGTGATATACGTCAAAAATGACGCCTAAGATGCGTTAGAGGGCAAGTGCAACGCGCCGTATTTTTCGTACAGTTCGCACGCAACCCAACCCCTTCCCATGCTCTCAGCTACCCGCCCGGTCGTGCCGATTCCGTGAAACGGATCAAGCACCAAATCACCAACAGCCGAAGCAACCTCGATGCAACGGCGCGGCAACTCATCGGGGAAGGTCGCAAAGTGCAACCCGTTTCCGGCTGCTGGTTCTATGTCCCACACCGAACGCAGCCGCCTGTCGTCCTTGAACTTGTAGCGGTATCGCTTCGTCATCATAAACAGCGACTCATGCGCGCGGGTGAACCGCGAAGCTGAAGCGCGCCCCTCGGGTGCATGCGTCGGCTTGTGCCAGATGATTTCCTGTCGCAAGTACCAACCCGCATCCTGAAGCGCGAACGCCACGCGCCAAGGTATGCCGAGCATGTCCTTGGGCTTGATGCTTGAACCACCGAACGCATCCGCAAAACTCGGGCGGGCGTTGATGTCGTAACCCCTACGGTTCGCCTTTGGCTCAGTGCCAGTACTGGTGGCCGTCTTGTCGCCCCAATACCCTGCGTAACCGTCCCCGATGTTCAGGAACAACACGCCATCGTCGGCCAGCAACTCGCGCACGCCATCGAACACTTCAACCAGCCCTGCAACGTACTCCGCCGGGGTTCGCTCGCGGCCAAGTTCTCGCGTGTCATCGCCATAGGCGCGCAGCCCGAAGTAAGGCGGGCTCGTCACGCAGCACTGCACGCGCACGCCCTGCGCCTTCAGGTCGCGCATGGTGTCGCGGCAATCTCCGAAAAAAACCTTGTTCATCGTCACTCCAAAATTGCCCTCTAACACGTCGCTCAACACGGACGCAGGCGGCTTTATCGCCTGCGCCGGTTAGCTAGGCGTTGTGCGTCTTCATTACTCTGTCGGCGGCTTCAGCTTGTACAGCCGGCAGAGTGCCCGTTCAATCATCACCGGCCCGCTTTCCTCGCGCTTCGGCCCCGTCAGCCAGTCCCGCAGCCACTGCGGGAGCTTGGTGTTGTAAGGCACCTTTTTCAGGTGCCCCGGAGCGGGTTTCCGGCCTGCCCCTTCCCGCGCTCCGCCGCTCATTCGTCTGCCCATGCGTCCTCAGACTCCTGCATAGATTCGCTGAAACTCTCAAACTCATCAGCCAGATCAGCAAGTTCCGGGTTTTCAGAATCCGTTTTCGCGTACTGAGCCAGGTCGCCCCACGAATCATCGCGCTTGATTGCGTCGAGCGTTACCGACTCGCGCTCTCCGAGCCTGGCTTCAAGCGTCGCGCGGAATTCGTTGATTTCGGTTCTGGTGGTTTCAAACAGTTCATTTTGGTCCATGATCTTCTCCTGAGTTTTCGGTTTGGGCCTTTCCCTCACCGTTGAATCTAGTCTAGTCGCCTATCAGAATAAAGTCAAGACATTTTTCAAAGTATTTTTACCGCCAGCCGCACAACCCTACGCTCAAGCGGGACGGCGCGAAGCGCCGCCCCTTAGCTATGCGTTCGGCGGCGTGAACATCTCAGGTACGATCTCCCATCTCATCGGCGTTACCCCCACCCCAACGCCTTCACATCCACATTCTGCCCGGAGATTTGCAGGATCAACCCCTTCGGAGGTTCCTGTCCGGCCGTCTTGTCGATGTTGAACACCTGGCGCTCGCGCTCAACCAGACGGTCGAACGCATCCACCAGCTTCTTCGCCCCGTCGATGCGGCTGGGTAGACTGATAACCTTGCGGTACACCTCGTTGAGCCGGTCGATACCCTTCTCGTCCGGCGCTTGCAGCAACTCGCCCAACTGCTCGTAGAGTTCACGGTAACCAGTCTGGTGCGCCAACTCACCCATGAGATCGTTCACCAGATCGCGCAGCTTCACCACGTCCTGGCGCTGGCCGAGGATGATGTCGCTTTGAAGCTTGGCGTTCGCCTCGACCACCCGCTCCTCGCTAAACGAACGCTGTTTGTTTAGCTCCTCGTTTAGGACGGATTTGTTTAGCCGCGCTTCTGTCCTTGCCGCGATCTTTGCCGACAGATCGCGGACCCAGCCTCGCTCCTTGGCGACCTGGCTGATGCGCCCCTTGCTCAACCCATGCTGCTTGCCGATGGCTTCAAGCGTTACGACCCCGGCGCGATAGTCCGCCTCGATGGCAATCCAGTCGGGCGTCTTGGTCACGATCACCGTTCCACCCTCGCCCGATACCGCAGATACCGCAGATGCCGGCCATCGTCCGGCAGACACTCGATGCAGCCGATGCCCTTGAGATAGCGCACCGCCCAGGCCACGGCCCCGCGCCCGGAGCCGCAGTGCCGGCGCAACTCCCAGGCTTGCAGTGGGGTTGGGTACACCGCCAGGAGAGCGCGGTAGACGCGGTAGGTCGCCGATCCGTGCTGCAACATGCCCTTGTGCGGGTTCGGCCGGCAGGTGTTGGGGTGCTGAATCGAGGCGCAGCGCGCAAGCTGCATGGCCATGGACTGGAACGCGGTCATAGGCATCATGGTCTCCTTGGTCACTTCCCGGCGAGCCTGGGTTTGAAGTCGGCGCACTTCACGCCGGCCGGCTTGTGGTAGAGCTTGCAGAAGTCCCAGCGGCCCAGGAGGCCGACGCGGGCTTTGCAGTGGTGGCAGGATTGGCAGGTTCTCATACCTCGGCCCTTGATTTGCGGCGCGTGGAGGTGTGCTGGGATGGCACATACTGGCCCGCGTAGTTCTCGAACCGCACCACGTCCGCCCGGAACACCACGGGCACCATGCCGGTTTCGCCGTGGCGGTTCTTGCGGATCAACACCTCGCAGATGCCCTTGTGTTCCGAGTCTTTGTCGTACACCTCGTCGCGGTACAACATCAGAATCGCGTCTGCGTCCTGCTCCACGGCGCCGGACTCGCGCAGATCCGACTGGAGCGGCCGGCGGTCGCCTCGGTCCTCGACCTTCCGGTTGAGTTGGCTCAAAGCCAGGATCGGGCAGCCTAGTTGCTTGGCGGTGAGCTTGAGGGCGCGGGTAACGCGGGCTATTTCCTGCTCGCGGGTATCGCCTTCCGATTGAACCAGGCCGATGTAGTCCACCACCACCGCACCAATGCCGCCGTGGCGGCGCTTGAAGGCGCGCATCGTCGAGAGGATTTGCCCGATGCCGGTAGCGTGGTCGTCGATGTACACGGGCATACCCTGGACGCTGCCCAGCGCGGCGGTGAGCCCGGTCCAGTCCTCGTCATGGAAGTCCGCGCTGCGGAATTTTTTGAGGTTCACGCGCCCAGCCGACGACAGAATTCGGTCAACCAGTTGACCTGCTGACATTTCCAAGCTGAAGAATAAGCCGGGTCGGTCGGAGCTGGACATCGACTCGATCAGTTGCATGGCGAAGGCGCTCTTGCCCATGCCGGGCCTTCCGGCGATCACTACCAGGTCTCCGGGGCGGATCTTGCCCAACTTCTCATCCAGGTCCGTCAGGCCCGTTCCAAGGCCATCATCATTGCCGGAGTAGCGGTCATCGAGCACATTCAGGCGCTCGCGGGCGATGTCCATCACATGCACTGGGGCGCGGGTCTCCGCTTTGGCGCCGATGGACATAATTCGGTCCTGGGCCATACCCAACACTTCGGCCACGTCCTGGCCGCCCTCGATGCCCTTGCTGATCTCCGAGAGCGCGGCCATCAACTTGCGTCGCACCGAGCGATCCAGCACCGCTTTGGCGTAGCGGCTGATGTTGGCGGCGCTCGGGGTGTTGTGCACGATCTCAGTGAGGTAGGACAACCCGCCAACCCTGTCCAGGTCTCCGCGCCGCTCCAGGGTTTCTGCCACGGTCAACACATCCACCGTATCACCAGCGTCTCGCATCGAACGAATTGCGCGCCAGGTGATGGCGTGTCCAAGGTTGGCGAAATCCTCCGGGGCCAGCGGCACGTCGTCCGTGCGCTCGGGGTCCAGTAGCGCCGCCCCGATCACGCTCTGCTCGATTTCGATTGCGTTGATGTCCATCACGCCACCACCTTTTCGGCCATCCGTCCTTTGCTTGTCAGTACCGCCCTACCCTGCTCGTCCAGCGTCCACAACCCCAGCCAGTTTTCCTCGATGCAGTTGCGGAACGCCTGGCGCCAATCCCGGTATCGCTTGGCGGCCCGACCTCCAGACGGGCCGTACTTGCGAGCGAACTCCTGCCAAGCCAGGACAACGGCGTCCTCGGGGATGCCAACCTTTTCGGCGTACTCCCAGATCGGGCGGTAGTCGCCAATCGGGCGTTCGTTGTGGGTCTTGCACCGATCCAGGAAGGTGCTCAGGGAGATCGCCGATCCGTTCACGGGTTTTGTGCAAACAGGTTCAGGAAGTGCGCCCCCGACTTGCTCGGGGGTGCTTATTCTTTTCTTCTCTGT